AAGGGAGAGCGTGAGTCTCGCAGCCAACGTGCTGAATGGGCCGTGGTCCATATCGTCACTTGCCCTCGCGAATGCGATGGTCGTTATGCCAAAATCCACCATTGGGGCGACAGCCACAGAAGTAAGAACGCCCTCCACTGGGATGGACGTGCATAAGTTGCATCGGCTTTTGACAGTGGATACAGAGCGGAGCGTGTGGGGTCTCCACCTTTATGGCATTGTCGATTTCACTCATCTTGGCCTCTTCAAGCGCGCCATCGCGCCCAACTCTAATTCGCGAGTCTTCTCCTCGGCCAGTTCATCCGCTTCTGGTATCCCAGCCGCTTCAAGCGCCGTCTTGGTGGGAACCATGTTGGCCTTTGCCAGCCCCGCGATCGTGGACCGAAGCATGGTGGCCGAGAGAACACTCATCGACCCCTCATCGAGATACATGTCGTAATCATCCAGTGAACCAGCAGGCTCCCACGAGCGAGTAAAGCGTCGGGGAGTTGAATCATGTGCTGGGGGAGTTGATTGATGGGGATGACACGGGGATCGCGCGTGCCCTGGTTAATCATCAGGACTTCACCCGGCATCCATCCGATGTCACCTTTATCCAGGCCACAGTTGTTGTCAATGACGATGACGTTGTTGTTGGTGCGAACGATGTTCTCGAAAGTTTGGGTGTAGATGCGCTCAGCGAGGCGCTGTAGGGAGCGGGAGTAGGTTACAGGCGCCGGCCCCCAGAAGTTCGTGACACAGGGCATGGCGGAGATACGGACAAGGGGGAAAGTGCCACGGTCATCATCGGGCAGTTGGGGACACCAGTTATTCCCGTCAGCGAGCACGACTCCTTCACACTCAGTAATCCATCGACCATCCGGGTACTTATATTGGAACCGTGGATGGACAAGTAGGTCTGTGTCAGAGCCGGAACCCGCATAATCCTTCACCGCCTCTCGAGTGTTGTCGAACAGGTAGCAGTGGCGCACAAGGACGCGGTTGTCGCGGAAGATCTTGCGTGCTTGCGTGCCCTGTTGGGATAGGGGAGAGAGTTCGGGATATTCGAGCAGCGAGTCGGATGAGCCGAACGGGTCAGCAGTCTGGGAGATGAGTTTCGGCTTTACGTACTTCCCCTTCTCCGGCCACTTGCGCCACACGTCGTCGCTGTACATCCAGTCGTGGAGGACTAACCACGTCCAGTCGGATTCACCCTTGGCGTAGGGGTCGGGGAAGACGGTTCCGGGATGCCGCATCTCT